GGTTTTAGTCGCCCCACCCATTCCGCGATTGGCTCGGTGGTTTGGGCTGATTGCTTCAGCCTCTCCGCAGCAGACACACCCGCCTAAGTCTCGAGCGACTAACGCGGCGAAGTCTTTTGGTTTCATTTTTCCCTTATTTTCCTGTGCCGCCGACGCGCCATTCTAATTCGACCATCCTAGCGCTAGTCTGAATAGCCCCTGTAGCCTCGCTGAGCTGTCTAAGTTGCGCCTTGGCCCTATTTACCTGCACGCGCAATAGCGCCGCCACCTCGCGCTGTGAGTGCGAGGCCAGCTTAGAAATAGCTTGGCGGTCTATGACAGTGCCTTGAGCGTCCAGGATTGTCTGCGCTTCTATCCGGTCGACCTCTAATTCTGCTAATGCGTGCTGGCGCTCTAGGTCGAATAGGATACCGACGCCCTTTTCTGAGCGCGCCCTGATCTCCGCGAGTTCTTCGATTACATTTCCCGGTGTTTGAATCATTGCTCGGTGTCCTCGATTTTCAGTTGAACCGCAACTAGGCGATCGGTTAGCCTCATTGTCTCGCTGCGGTATTCGTCTAGGTCTAGGTGCTGAATTAGGTTTGAATAGATTGGGGTTTGCTTAGAGGCAGTTAGCAAGCGCTCAACGCTAAGAAGGTCATCTATAGCCGCGGCCAAGATAGATCTTTGCCATTCCAGCTCGGTCTTAGCCAAGCGTTGCGACTTTGGCCTTTATTGCCTCGAGAGTCTTGGCGGAAGCCTTAGCCTTTTGCGCCGAGATGTAAAGCTTTCGAGCAGTGTCCACATCTTTTAGTAATTCAATTTCAGCTGCCCAGTCTTTAGCGTTTTCCGCGACCTCGTAAGTGTGCGAGTCTGGGTCTAGCTCGTCAGTCGGTAGGCATAGAAGCTGAAGAAGGAAAGTCCTATAGGCCACGCTCATCGCCTTAGCGGTTGCCTTGTCCCCGGAGTCGAAAGCTTCAGCTGCGACTGCCCCGATAATCGGTTCTCCCTCGTCACCGTAGACGCTGTAATCTACGTTCAAGCGCGAGACATTCAAGATTCCACCGTTTTTAGAGGTCACTGTGTCATGTTGTAAGCCCATAACTCTTGGCACGATAAAGCCGCCATGCTTCCTAAGCGCTGGGCCAACTGCGTTCATCACTGAATCTATGCCCCTAAAGTTAAAGCCTTGAGCTGTGTTTTTATCGCGCTTAGCTAATCCTTCAACCTCGCGCATTACCGCGATTATTAGATCTTGAGCTTTCATTATTGCCCTTCTATGTTTTTATGAATTGGTGTCTGGTTCATTTTCTTGCAGTATTTCGAACTCTAAATCGGTGACATCTATCAGCCCTGGAAGCCCGGCAATTTCAACGAAAGTTTCATAAACCGTGCCATAACCTAAAAGGCCTTCGATTAGGTTTACGTTCTCGGTGTCTAGGTATGAGTCTTCCCTAACCATTAGAACAGTGCCAGAGACTTCCGCGGTGTGCGTGCCGTTTACTACTTGGATAACCACGCGGTCGCCGGGCTGAATCCCCTCGTCGTCCTCTAGGTCATCGTCTTGCTCGTCGGAGTAATCTTCGCTCATGCCTGCCTCTTCGCTACTAGATAGGGCAGCCCACCTTTTCGGGCTTGCCTACTGAATACCCAAACACCATTTACTAGGCCGCGTCGAGCGTTACCCATAGCGTCTAAGACTTGCGTCTTTAGCTTATCCATTTCGGCTGTAGAATCTGCATACTCGAGGGAGTGTTTTTGGTAAAGCTCCCCGACGTGACCGATTTCTATTTCGTCTTCGGCGTTTATCTCCGAGTGCTTATAGCGAACTGCCTCATAAGTCGATAACCAAGGTGCAGTTAGTGGCGGCTCTTCCTCACCCATTAGTAATTCGTGGAACTTTTGCGCTTCGGCCATTGCCAATCTTTGCTCAAATTCATCTGCCTTTATTTCGAATTCCAGATACCTTGATCCGCTAAATAGAACAGCGACAACAGCGCGTTCTAAATCTAAGACGCTCAGATACCATTGCACCTGGGCCATGTAATGAGGTGGAACTACGAGTGCGCCGTTCTCATCTTTCCAAAAGGCTTCATCGCGGGCTGTCTTGATTTCAACCAAAACCCACTCGCCTTCGGGAGTTAGCCAAAGACCGTCTGGGTTTGCTCGCTCATACTCAAAACCGCGCTTGCCCCAAGTCCCACAGTTAGAGAAAACTTCCCCATCGCGACCGTCTGAAAACTTTTGCAAGATTGCCTGCTCTAGGCGGTTGCCCCATTCCATCGCGTCAGAGGTTGGCGTGGAGTCCATGCGTCCAGTCTTTTTCGCCCAAAGCGAATAGGGAGATTCAAACGGGGAGAGTCCTAGAATAACTGCGACCTCGCTTCCGCCGATAGCCCCGCGCTCATTCCTAAGTGCGTGCCAGCCCTCTGAGCCAGATTCCTCGAAACCTAGAAGGGTCGCAAATTCTGGGGTGCTTCTCAGTAGTCGCAAATCGTGAAAGTCTGTTAGTGTATTCATGTTCGTTGTTTCCCTTCGGATAGTAAACCGCTAGGCCGCCCCCTTGGTCTAGCGGTTTTGCTTTATTCGGGTTATTTCACTAGGTTAAGTTTTGGTTCTGACAATAAGGGGAAACCATGAAAAGCAATAGCGCGCAGCATCTCGATCGCATAAAGCTTCAAATTGTAATTGAAGGTCAAGGCTCGCTGCCCTGCCAGAACTATCCGGAGGCTTTCCACCATGATAATTCTGCGATTCAGAACGAGGCCAAAACTCTTTGCATCCCTTGCCCCATCAAAGAGGAATGCTTGGCCTATGCCTTGAAGCATGAGGACTATGGGGTTTGGGGTGGGACATCGTGGCGCGATAGACGCCGCTCTAACCGACTCGTAAAGCTTTCTCAACCTATTAGCCCAAAGCTTCACTAAGACGCTTTAGAGAGCGCTCTACGGCTTTACGCGTGGCCTCTGTGGTTATCCCGCGAAGCTCGGAGATTTCCTCATAACTCAGACCATCGCGGTAGCGCCATGTTAGAAGTGTTTGAAGTGGCCCTGCTAGTCCGTTGAACTCGGCTTTTACATCTGCCAAAATCGCCATGGCAACGCTATTTTCTGAAGGCTCCCATTGAACCCAGCCAGTGATCGGATTTTCTACAACCAGAGTCACTGGGCTATCTTCGAAGATGTATGGCAAAGCGCGTCTGACTACTTCAATGGTGTAAAACCTTGGGGTCTGAATCGGTCGCCCGGCACTAGCGGCAGTCTCGGCCGCGCAGAACTTGGCTGCTTCCCTTCTTAGCGTCACGTATAAGGCCCCATTGCCTAAATCGCCTATCCTCCAGCGCGTCAATTCTTTAGTGTGTTCAAACATCCACAAATAAAGATGACTGGTTAGGTCGTCTTGGTCTATTAGCTTCCAGCGCCTGCCGATTCTAAAGGCGACTTTTCTCGCAAGTTCTAATTCTGAAGGGGTAACTTGATTATCCATTTATGGTTCTGCTTTCGGGAACTGATCGCGGCCACCTGTGAGGTGCTATCCACTCTAATTTCTGCGCCTTGGTAATCGTGCCACGCATAACGACCGGGTCATTCACTAACCCCATCGACTGCGAAAACCAAGCCGAGGTATCGCAAAGCGCCCCACCCTGCACCCATTCGGTATTGCCAACCAGCTGCTTATAAATTGCGTGATGGTAGTGGCCGGTAAAGAGAATTTCCGAGTCTCCAATGGGGTCGCGCGTCGCGCTCATCTTCTTGAACCAATCTAAAATCTTCGCCTCGACTGATCCCGCGCTTCTTGCAACGTGGCCATGAGTCAGACCTACTATGTAGCCCTGGACTTCGACTGTGAGACTTAGGCGCTCTTTTTGCGGAAGTGAGAAGGTGACATTTGTTTTACCTGCGAGCGAGAAGGCTTCGGCAATTTGCTCGACTAGGGCTAGGTCGTCGTTGTCGCTGTAACTGGTATAAGCTTTTCCGCCTTGGCGGTTCTCTCCATGATTACCGGGGACGGCCGCCACGTGAATAGGAAGACCGCAAGCTTCTAGTCTTATTAGGAACTCGGTAAGTAATCGGCGAACTAGCTTTACTTGATCGCGCCTATCTAGCTGCACGCTGAAAGTTTGCGTCGCATACCAGCCTTCTATTCCCTCGACCAAGTCCCCTGTTATCGGTATAAAGATTGAGCCGGCCGCTTTGCCAGACTTTTCTAAATCCTTTAGGTCTTGAATTGCTAGGTCTGCTAACTGCAAAGCTTTGGAAACCATACCCGCTACCCCTAAGCCGTCGCCCTGCCCTGCCTGTAGGTCGGTTACGTGTAGCCAATAGGTTCGTTCATTCGGTAAAGTCTTTGAGCGCTTAGGGGTCTTAGCTGATTTTGCGGCTTTTATTATGTCGTCAAGATCTACCCCTGCAATTAGTAAAGTCTTTCGCTTTAGCCTGGCTTTGAAGTAGTAAAACCGCTTTATCTCACCTTCGCCTATGTTCCCATCCCAAGCGCGCATCTCCACGCTCGCGCCGTCAACCTCATAATCTTTAGGGTTCATGCCCTCTGGTAAAAGCTCGGCTAGGAAAGCGTCCCAGTTTTCAGGTGGGGAAGCTTGCGGCGGGGTCGTAATGTATCCGCCCCTCTCGCTAATAACTAGCGACTCCCAGCCCTGCGGGTGCTGTGATTTTTTACGCTTCACCTCTACGGCTCCGCCTTCAGTTCCTATTTTCAATAATCTTTCAAGATCCGCGCTCATTCAAACAACCCTTCTATCGCGCAATTACATTCATTACGTCTATGTTGTGCAAGTCCACCTTGGCTTGCCCTAAACCCAACGCGCTTTAGCTCGACTGCTAACTTGGCGTTACTTAGCCCACCATCTTCACTCTTGAGATTTATGAGGCCCTCGTATTTTTTGCGGTAATCCGGTGGTAACTGTTCGGCTTGAGCGCCGATTATGCATTTAGCCATGCCCAAAGGTTATACCCTAACTTCAAGGTTTGCCGTCATAACCGTAAACAGCGTTTTGCATTATTGCTTATAAGCCCTATAATGTAAGCGAGCGCAGATCCTTTCTTTCTTGGTTAAGACAATAGACCCCTACCGGCAGCGTTGCCGATAGGGGTCTTTTTGTTGTAGCAAGAGACGACCCCACCACGCCTTTACACGGTGATGGGGTGTTAATAGTAATTCCTAGTCAACCCGTTTGACTAGTTTTTTGACAGACTTTGACATCTGTAACCGAGCTAGGACTTGAACCTAGACTTTTCACCTTTTTCGGGTTGCCTCTACCAGTTGGGCTACTCGGTTTGTTGACTAATAATGTAGACGATACTCCACAAATGTAAACAATCGGCTACGAATGTAACCGAAGGGCTACATTAGTAAATGTCACGTTTCGGTTACGCTTTGGATTTGGCAACGATGGAAGTCAGGATGGATAGCAGAGCGGCCCCACCTGCCACGCTAAATAGGGTCGCATAGTCAAGGCTCAATAGTCCAACGCTTCCAGCACCTAGTGAGGCAATAGCGGTTTGGGCGAATGTCTTGATGGATCTCTCTCCGGCATAACTCCAGAATTCAACTGTGAGAATTTTCAATAGTCTTCCTTACTGTTTCGTTTGACATCTTCGATCGTTGCGATTGCGGTGTAGGCGGTTGCGATAATGCTCAAAAGTGCTACCCCGCCAATGACGAGTTGGTTGCTCACGCCTGTATCGAAGAAGAAGGTAATCGCGCCAAAGACAATCATGGCTACTGCTATTCGGTACGAGCCATAGATAAGCCTTCGTCTGAACTTCCAGTTATCAGGCTCTGAGCTAGGTGCAGCACCGAGGAAGAACATGCCATCTAGAACTGAGACGCATGCTTTTTTTATAGCGGCCTTTTGCAACATTTGCATACCTCTGGCTTAGCGCCTTTTTGATTTGCCATGATGAGCTTATAGACATCGACCTTTTCAGAGGTTGCACCGAATACGCCCCTAAGCGTTCTAGACGCGGTTACGTGCACATGAGGGCCTGAGCTAACCCCACTGTTTCCAAGAAGTCCTATGGTCTGGCCCTTGGTAAGTTTCTGCCCCACGCTGTAACCAGGCTTGGCATCCATGTGGCAATAACCCAGATACCAAATAACGCCGTCTTTATCCATAGCAGTTTGAACGACAACCCAACCTAAGACTTTTGAGAACTCGATTAGGCGAATAGTGCCCTTGGCAATAGCGGGGATGCGTGTGCCTAGCGGTCTGGCCCAGTCAGTTCCCGAGTGCGGTTGCATCTTGTTAGCTCTGCGAAACGCTGACATCTCCCCATAGTGTGAGGTTATGTATTTGGCATCATAGACAAGCCGCCAGTCTGCGGATCTAATACCCATTAGATAATCCTCATGATTGAGTTGATAATCGAAACAACTCCAGCGGCTAATGCGGCCCAAGCGATTTTCTCAATCCATGCAGATTTGGCTTGCTGTATCTCCAATGTAGATACCCGCTCGGGCATCGTGTCTAGATAGCCGAGCTTGGCGGTTAGTTGAATTAGTAGGCGTTCATTTTCCAGTTGCTTAGCGTAAAGCATTTGGAGCGTGACCCTAGCGTGAGGCTCCCGCTCTTCCATTACTCAGGTGTGATTTCTGGCTCTGGCTCTGGGCGTAACGCTGGGTGATTGTCAGGCGAGTTGCCCGCCACGAATTCACTTAGAGGGTCTACCAGTGAAGCAACAAATACCTCAGCCCAATCGGTTGCCTGAGCAGCATCTGCCCAAGGGGTTACATCTGGCCAGTCTGGTTGAAACATAAAGGGTGCGTTATTTTCGTTTGGGGTTTCGTTGTCCCAAATTCTGATTGCGTTGTCTGTGTCAATTTCAAAGCGGTAGCGTGTCATTATTTTCTCCTTTATGGAAGGCTGATTAGTGGGGATTTTGGCTCTAGGGATAGGGCGGCTGTTATAGGTAAAAGCCCAGGTGAGGTGGTCAAGGTTCCTGAGTCACCGACAGCGACATACAGCCCATCACCGTAAGTCACACCAAGGATAGAAGTAGTCCCAAACCCTGATGTCCGAGACGTCCAAGTAATGCCATCGGGCGAGGTGGTCAAGACTCCTGAGCTACCGACAGCAACATAAAGCCCATCGCCGTGTGTCACGCCAAAGATTTGAGTAGACCCAAACCCTGATGTCCGAGTAGTCCAAGTAGTTCCGTCAGTTGAGGTGGTCAGGATTCCTGAGTCACCGACTGCAACATAAAGCCCATCGCCGTATGTGACGCCCCAGATAGTAGTAGTCCCAAACCCTGATGTCCGAGTAGTCCAAGTAGTTCCATCAGTTGAGGTGGTCAAAGTTCCTGCCTCACCGACAGCGACATACAGCCCATCACCGTAAGTCACGCCACGAATACGTGTAGACCCAAACCCTGATGTCCGAGTAGTCCAAGTAGTGCCATCGGGTGAGGTGGTCAAGATTCCTGAGCTACCGACAGCAACATAAAGCCCATCGCCGTGTGTTACGCCACGGATAAAAGTAGTCCCGAACCCTGATGTCCGAGACGTCCAAGTAATGCCATCGGGCGAGGTGGTCAAGACTCCTGAGCTACCGACAGCAACATAAAGCCCATCGCCGTGTGTCACGCCAAAGATTTGAGTAGACCCAAACCCTGATGTCCGAGTTGTCCAAGTAATACCGTCAGGTGAGGTGGTCAAGGTTCCTGAGCTACCAACCGCAACATACAGCCCATCGCCGTGTGTCACGCCACTGATAAAAGTAGTCCCAAAACCTGATGTCCGAGTAACAAAATCTTCAAAAGGTTGGACAGCTACCAAGCTTGTAATACCACTCGGGTAATTTAGTAATCCAGCGTTACCGCTTACAGCTACACCGCCGACAGTTACAGGGGCAGTCGAGCGAACATCATAAAGACCTGCCGCTAGGTTCACTGCGTAAGTTCCAGCGGCGGTTATGTTGTAGTAAAAGCCACCTGCTCCACCGCCACCCTCTGCGGGTGGGAAACTTGCCACGCTCATTAGCTAATCTCGCTTCCAAATAGGTGGAAAGCCAAAGCGTCTCCAGTAGCTGAGCGAACTGTGAAGACATCAGTTGCCCCCATAGTGATGCCAAGGGTAAAGGTGTTCAAAGAGTTAGCTGGAACGCTGACATCATAAGCGATTGCGTTGCCAGTAGTTGCCGCCGCCGCCGCTTGGCGAACATAAACCCGAGCCACTGCCACCGTTGCCGTGACATTCGTTATAACCAAGGTGCTGATTACCGTTGAAGTCCCACTTGGAACCGAGTAGAGGTTTGCGTTGTTAGTGTCGCTTGGGTTTACTTGGCCCAATACCTTATAGGTGGTTGCCATTTTTT